TATGAAATTGTTCAAAAGCATTACCTAAGTTTTGCATTTCTACATAAGCCTTTGTAAATGCGTCTTTTGACTCGCTAAATGCTTTATTTGTTGCCTCTAATTCAGGTCCACCACGTGATAATGTAGCAAAGAATTCTCCAATATCATCTCCGAATTTAACAATTAATGAAGATACCACACCCAAAGCCAATCCAAGACCGGCCGGACCCATTAAACCGCCAACCATAGCTTTCAATGCGTTACCTGCTCCGCCACTTTCTTTTTGTAATCTTTGGAACGACTCTAATAAAGGGTTTAAGTTGTTCGCAATACCCATAAATCCATAGGGAGCGTCCTGTGCAACTCTTGATAAATTGCCTAAAGCGTTGGTTGCGTCAGCCGTTGGCTTTGCAGCTTTTTGTACGGAATTAGAAAAGTTATTAACTGAATTTGTTGCTTGATTAAGACCGGATTGTAAGTCTTGCGTATTTGCACCTATATTGATTTGTAAATTCTCTTGTAACATTCTTTTTTAGTTTACTCCGTACAATTTTAAAGTCCTCATAAGTTCATCATCGCTTAACATAGTTTGTTCCTCTACTTCTCCTGCGTTATCAATGTCCGGCATTGGCCAAAACGATTGAATAGACTTAGGCGATTTTTCTGCGGTGCTACTTAGGTATATAATATAGGCGAGGTTTCTTGTCCTCGCCCATTCGTTTAACTCTTTCTTTTCCTTTCCCATTACAATAATAGAAAAGTCTTTCCAAGTCATTTCCCAAAACTCATTGGGTCTTATATCGCATTCAGCAGCTTTAACTAAAATATCATCCCAAGTTAGCTTTATTAGGCTTTTTTTTTTCTTGCTTGACAACTCCTTGAACTGTTGTAACAGTTGTTGAAATAACGTATTTAACGTACTCCATGATTTGCCCTTCCGTATTATATAAACCGCCTAATTCATCAATCCAATCGCAAACATCAATCTCCGAATATTCAATCTCTTGTTTGTTACTTGCACAAGCCGATTTATAACCTATGTAAACCATCTTTACAAATAAGTTTAAATCATATTGCGACTTACTTAAAAGTTCAAAGTACTTGTCAATCGTTAAATTGTTCTCAATGCAAAATTCTCGCATTGACCAAGTTCCCCATTTTAAGTTTATTGTTTTGTCGTTTAGTTTTAGTTGGAACATAGTTGTTGTTTTTTTATGATGTTACTGTTTGAGTTAATGGCGGTAAAGCTACTGTGAAAGTTGCAGTAAACTTAACATCTTCTTTATCCGCAGCATTTACATCAAAAGCTGAAATAAATACTGTACCACTATAAACTACATTACCACTTACAGGACTTGAAGGACCCATTTTAATTGGGAAAATAGTCTTAGCGATAAATGCAGCGTAAAGCTGATTGTAGCTATCTTTAGAAATTGTTCCTGTTTGGTCAATCGCAAAACCATCTGCCTTGATAGTTTGATTGTACGCCGGTCCAGGTTGGAATTGATCCCCACACTTAGAAGTTGCGTCAATTACGTTTAAAGACGATGTAATGTTGTTTGATGTAAGACAAGCAACAGGATTGAATGTTGCGTTGCCATCAATGTCTGCTAAAAGAATATAATCTCTTGCTGATACTTTAGTTTCTGCCATTTTATTAAATTTGAGTTATTGTTAAATTATATGTTATTAACGTTCTAAATACGTTATCTAAAGGGTTTAAGCCGTCTAAATTTCTTACACTTTCTACATACAAACTTGAGGTTGTCCACCCTGTCGGTAATGTTATATTAGTGTCCGAATTTATCTCAGTTAATACTAAATTAGATATTGTTTCAGCACGTTTATACCCAAAGTTAGCATTTTTTGTTATAATGTCAACTATGATAGTATTTGAATTTGTGTAACCGCTTTTGCCTTGTTCCTGGCTTGATGTTCTGCCGTCCAATACTATGTATTCGGTTAAGTCAATGTCAGGAGCCATGCCGTCGTAAACGTTTAAACCTGTCGCCGAAGCTATATGAGTTATAAACCACTTCTTTATCTCTATATTAGGGTTAAGCATTTTTTAATATTTTTTGTATTCTTTGTATTAGTTTAGGTTTTTCAGCCTCAAATGCAGGTATTAAAAACGGTTGCGCTCTCATTCCTTTTCTTAATATGCTTAATGCTATTGCATAAGCTACCGATTTACTTTGTTTGCCACTTGCTATTCCTTTTTTTTGTACCCATTCAGTTAAAGCCAAAACCATATCTTTAAACTTGCCACCTTTTTTGTTTCTAAATTGAGTAGCATAATCATTGTAGCCATTAGGAATAGAAACCTTTCCACCTGTTCCGAATTCTACATAAGCAGCGTATTTAGCAGCTGCGCCAACGATAAACATATATTCATTAGCCGACTTAGAAATTTCATCTTTATAAATTGATCCTCTTAATGTACCTAAGTTTGCAGGTGCTAATTTCTTAGCGTCCGATTGTATCTTTAATGCCGAAGCATTAACCTCGTTTTTAAGATTGTTCTTAACGTCCTCGCTTAATTTAGCAAATCTTTTACTAACGTTACCTATGTTTGCTATATCTAAAGTTATAGATGGCATTATGCGTACATTTCAATTTCCCAAAATCTATGAGCATTATCAACGTCCTTAATAGAATGAACGGTAAAGCGTTGTCCTTCCACTTCAAATTGGTAGTTATCGTTAATAGTAATATCCCAACGAATAAACAATTTAGCAAAACGATTAAAAGCTAATTGATTTTCTTGCTCAACCCTGTTTTGAGGCTGAGGCCTATAATCGCCCCAAACTGTTTGTTGTAAAGCAAAGGTTGTAGTAAATCCACCTTCGCCATCGCTTGTCCTGGTAGGCGCATAAACCCCTACTCTTCGAGTCATTGAGTTAGCGTCAACGTAATTGTCTTTATGTAGTCCTATTCTCATATTATAATATTGGCGATGTTCTTGTCCATCTTTGGCAAACTCTCCATGTTTTCTCACAAACTCCCATATCGTCAACGTCCATTCCTCTATTCTCGTAACCGTAGTTAATTTGGTCTAAAATAGCAATCTTTAATTCTTTTGGTACTGTTGACATACCTGTTGTATAAATAGCCTTTAAATCGCTCCATAATGGCCTTTGAACGTTAGGATATTGCCCACCTACTAAATTGTAAACGTTTGTACCTAATATATTGCCGTTTGCGTCGGTTAAACTTGTAAACGCAGTCATTGGACCGAATGGTAATTGGAAGTTACCGGCCGCGTTAGTAAACCACAAAGTAATTGTCTTTGGAGTTATGCTGATATTAGCAGCTTTCTCAACCGCTTGTCTTGATTGCGTTATTAATTCAGCAAACAAATCATCTTCCACATTATTATCAACCCTACAATATTGCTTTGCTTCGGCAACCGTAACAGGCTCCGTAATTGTTCCTAAATCCGCTTGAGTGTAATCTATTACAAAATTATACATATCCCTTTTTTACAAATTTACAATATTATAAATAAAAAACCCCCACCTTTTAAAGTGAGGGTAATTTATAACTTAAACGTAAGATTATACGTTACCTAAGTCAGCGAAAATAGCTGATGTAGGTTGCATTAAGTTTACATCTTCGTAACACTCGATACGAGCAGTAACCATGTTTTGTTGGAAGTTAGAAGCGTTCTCATAAGAGAATTCGATTGCTAAACCTTCAACTTCAACACGCTCACAATAGTTGTTATCTAAGATAAGTACTTTGTCATCAGCTACCCAAGAAGCAGCGATTACAGGTACACCCCAAATTGTCATACCACCGTTAGGGTTAACGATTACGCTACCACTACCAGCGTAGTAACCTGCAGTAATTGTCTTTGGAGTTATGCTGATATTAGCAGCTTTCTCAACCGCTTGTCTTGATTGAGTAATTAATTCAGCAAACAAATCATCTTCCACATTATTATCAACCCTACAATATTGCTTTGCTTCGGCAACCGTAACCGGCTCCGTAATTGTTCCTAAATCCGCTTGAGTGTAATCTATTACAAAATTATACATATCCCTTTTTTACAAATTTACGATATTATAAATAAAAAACCCCCTACTAAATAGTAGAGTGTAATTTTAT